CGTCGATGTAGTTCTGCAGCGCCTCGCTCGCGCCAACGCGCCAGTCCTTTTGGAGCTCCAGCTTCTTCGTCCAATAGCTCTCGTCCTCGGCTAGGGCGCGGCTGTGCGCGTCCTTCTCAATCGCGAGGTACTTGTCGAACTCCTCCTTGGTGATCTGGCCGGCCCGCAGCTGCGAGCTAAGCTGATCGCTGCGGTTGAGCAACTGGTCGTCGCGCTGGTTGCGGCGCGTTCCGATCTCGCGCTGCTGGGCGCCTCGTCCCATCCCGTCGAGATCGCGCTGGTTTGCGCGCGCTATCGTGTCGACGTATTGCTGCGCCGACTTCTGTGCTTCCTCGAACTTGATCTTGATCTTGTCGAGGGCGTCGGCCTCCTTGATCCCGAGAATTTGGAGGTTCGCCGCCGCGTTCTCGCGCACCTTGGCCAGCTTCGCCTGGGCGTCAAGGATCTTGCGATCGTTGTCGATCTTCTCCTTGCCGGTCAGCCGCTCCTGGTTCAGGCGCGCGAGCTCCTTCTCGAGCGCGGCCTCTTGCACAGACTCGTTCTGCTGCAGGAAGACCCGCTTCTGCTTCCAGTACTCGGCTTCCGTGATCAGGTTGGCCGAGCGGCGCGCCTCGAGCAGCTTCTCGCCGTTGGCGATGGTGTTCGACAAGGCATCCTGCGCCTTGCGGATGTCGTCCAGGTCAAAGGCGAGTTGCGCCTTGGCTTCCTGTGCGCCAGCGTTCTTGGCACCCTTCCCCGCGCGATCCGTGACAACTGTTCCCACGGCTGGGCGACCATCGATCGGTTTCCCGTCTTTCCCGAGGTCCACCCGACGCGGGTCAGTCGATGCAAAACTCCTGCGCTTGCCGGCTGCGATGGTGTCATCGAACGCCTGCAGGAAGGTGCGGCCGGCCGATTCGCCTGAGCCCTTTGCCACCTTGCTGCCGAACTCGTCCAGGCCGTAGCGCGCGCGGAAATCCTCTCCTACCTTTCGGCCGCCTGCGAAGTCGCCGGAGCCATAGGCCTTCAGCGCCTGCGCACTGGAGGCGACGAAGTCGGTGAGGACCTTGATCTCCCGAATCGACTGCGCAACATAGTCGATCATGCGGGCAAGCGCGCGCCCGGCATCCTCCGCGAATGCTGCGATCGAGCCGTTCTTCCCCAGATCGCTCGCCGACTGGCTCAGGTCGTTGGTTCCAGTCAGCGCGTCCTTCAGCACCTTCGTCAGGGCTTCCACCGCGGGGATCGACTCTGCGACGATGATCTGCGCCGCCGACGTGATCTCGCTGCGCAGGCGCGCTTGGGCCTTCGTGTAGTCGTCCGCGCGCTTGATCTGCTCATCCGACAGGCGGATCTGACGTTCGCCGGCGTCGGCAAGGTCGTTGAAGAACGGCAACAGCTCCGCACCGGACTTGCCGAAGATGGCGACGGCGGCAGCCGTCTTCTCCGAGCCGTCCTTGAAGCCAGCCATGGCCTTGGCAACCGCGTCCAACTGCTCGACCGGGGCCAGCTTCTTGAACTCATCGAAGTTCAGCCCAAGAGCCTTGATGCCCTTGCCAACCAGTTTCGACTCGTCGTCCGTCTTGGAGAGCGCCGCCGTGAGGCGAATGGACGCAGCCGAAACGGTGTCTAGTGAGACGCTCGAGAGGTCCGATGCCGGTTGAAGAGATGCGATGTTCTCGGCCGTGTCGCCAGTCTTGTCGGCAAGGTCTTGGTACTTGGCGATGCTGTCGGCGATTCGATTCGTTGCGACATACGCTCCGGCAGCCAATGTCGCTGCTGCTGCCGCGATCGCGGTTATGCCGGTACGCAGTCGCTGCCCGATGGCAATGCCGCGCTCGTAGCCTTCATTCATTCGAATGGCAGAGTCGGCCGCCTGGAGTTGGGCCTTGGATGCGCCCTGCACCGCCAACTCATAGAGCCGCGACTCGCGCGCTGACATGCCGTTGGTGGTGGCCACCAACTGGAGCTTCTTGACCTGCTCGTCGATCGCCGTGCTGGCGCGCTTGATCTCGGCCGCATCGAGCCCGCCCTTGGCGATGCTGGCCTGGGCTGCGGCCACGCCTTTGGTCGACATCTCGACCTGCTTGGCGGCTGCGGCGGCAGCGACCTGCGACTTGGCCAGGCCATCGACCTTTCGGGCGTAGGTGTCGACGGAAGATGCGGCCTCCTTGGTCGCCTTTCCGGCGCTCTCCAGCCCTGCGGCTGCCTTGTCCGCAGCCTTGCCGACGTCTTCGACGGCCTTCTCGGCGCCCTTGCCCGCGCTCTCCAGCTTCTCCAGGTCTTCGAAAGCTTTCTTCGCCTGGCTGCTGTCGATCTTGATGCCAAGGGTTGCAAAGTCCATGGTCTAGGCTTTCTTCGTGTGCATGAACTTCAGGGCCGAGCCCTCCATAACTAGGAGGGACTCAAAGACGTCGTTGCGTTGCGCGGGCGGAACCTGAAGCCGGCGCCAGACCTCTGGCAGGACGTTCAAGTCCAAGCCGTAGAGCCCGCCCATTCCGGCGCGCCATTGCGTGCGCATGACAGAGAACACCGTCACGGCCAGCCAGTTATCCGGCCATACCCAGTAGGTGTCTTCATCAGTGAAGTCGTCAGGGGTCAACCCCAGCGCCGATCTCGCCGCCCAGTCCGGGGGGTCGAACAGGTGACGAGCGGCGCCGGCTAGTTTTTTTCCCGATGCCTTGTGAGTTCGTCGATGTAGACCTGATACGACGCCAGCGCTACGCCGATGCGGTGCTGGAGCAGCACCTTGACGTTCTCGAGGCTGAACTCTTCCGCGAACGGTTCCGCCTCATGCGACTTCGCCTCGGCCTCGTCGGACACCCAGCCGGCAACCATTTCCATGAACGTGTCTTCGTCGCTGCGGGTCTTGCTGCCCTTCAGCCACTCGTTCAGTTCGTCCTTGGTTCGGTGCTTGAAGATCAGGGCGACCTTCACGGATTTCCGGCCAGAAACCGGGAGTTCGACCTTGGCGACGAAGGTCGGATCTGCTTTGAGCTTGAACATGTGGATCAGTACTTCGTGCTGGTGGGATTGGCCAGCGCAAACGACGCCGTGACTTGCATGTTCTGGTTTGCGTTGAACGTCGGTTCGCCGTCGAACGCGACGATCACGGACCAGTAGAAGAACTTTCCGTTGGGCAGCGCGGCGCGCAGAACACGCGTCTCACCATCCAGGTCCGCCTGCTTGAGAGCGTCGTACCACGGCAGCGAGGCGTCGTAGTCCATTGGAACGGTCATGCTTCGTGCGTTCTTGAACGTCGGGCGCTGGCGCTGGATGCCGTCGTCCAAGTACACCCACTGGTAGTACTGCTGTTCGCCGCCGGTGGTCGAGGGTTCGAGCACCTGGGACATGGCGGCCCAGGTCAAGACCTTTTTCGAGGTGCCAGCGCCAGCGCCAGTCGGAAAACGAGTGACGTTCGAAGTGTCGAAGCCCTCGAGCGCGAAGGTGTTCGCCGCCGAATCGTCCACGCGCACCGGAGCGTCGTTGAGAGAGGTCCAGCCCGATCCGAGCAGCAGGATGTCGCCGTCACTGTAAGCATGACCAGTCGATGTGGCGACGCCCGGATTGGCGTTGGTGATGCCGGAGATGGTTTTTGCGGCCTCGAAGCTAGTGCTGATCGAGAAGACCGTCTTGTTGGGGAAAAGCGAGGACATGGCTTGTGGCCCTTTCGGAAAAGAAAAAGGCCGCTCAATGGCGGCCAGGTTGCAGAAGCCCACGAAAGGGCGGGAGAGAAATCAGGTCGGGTAGGTGTCCGAGCGGTACTGGAAGTCCACCGGGACCGTGTAGCGGTCGTCGGTCAGTGCAGCGCGGGTGCGCAGCGGTGTGACCTGCGTGACCGTGAAGGCGCCACTGGCGAGGATCAGGTTCATGGGAAACAGAGCTTCGAGCTCTGCCGCAATGCCTCCGGCCACGCCGGGGCCGTTGCCGGCGGGGCACACCAGATTCACCTGGAAGACGCCTACGCGGTGTCGGTTGTCGCCGTACAGGTCTCTGCTCCTGGTGTCGCCTGGCAGCAGAAAGGCCCGCAGGTAGGCGCCCGTCGGCGGGGTAAAGGAGACGTTCTCCCACGCCACGGGCAGCGATGGCGCGCGCGCGGCCGCCCACGCCTTCAGGCGCCCCTCGTACAGGCTGCGGATCAACTGTTCGCTCATGTCTTGGACTCTCCGATCGCCTTGGCGATGAGGCCTTCGAATTCAGACACCGTCACGCGAACCATGCCTGCAGGAGCCTGCTTCGACCAGCCCTCGTACTCCAGGCGCGGCCCATAGGGCAAGTTGTTCACGATGAAGATGTCCGGCCCTGCCTCGAACTTCGCGATGACCTTCGAGCCGGCTTCCACGGTGGTCGCGCCGCTCTTGTCAGCGGCCTGGCGGGTGCCGGATGACGGCGAGCCCACTGTCAGCTGCCAGTTGCCGCGGAACCGGCCGGTGTCGACGGGCGAGCGCTGGATCACGCGCGCCAAGATGTCGATGGCAACCTTCTTGATCACGAGGTCAGCGTTCTGGCCGGCCTTCTTTGCGAACTCCGACAACTGCAGGACGAACTGACCCATCAGATCACTCCGCGGACCTGCACGTCGTAGAGGACGGCCGTAGATGCCGGCTTCAGCGCGCGCGAGATGACGACATTCAGGACGACGCCATCGATCGTCAGGGTGTCGCCCGTCTGGGGGTTCACCACACCCGCCACGCTCATGTAGACACGCTGGTCTCCCTGGCGAATCTTCGTGCCGTCGATGTCATCTTGCTCATAGTCGAACTTGGCGCCCGTGCCATCCCATGTGGTTGTGACGTCAGGTGTCGTCGTGCCGGTGTCCGGGTCGTAGCCGCCGGGCGTCACGCGCGTCAGCAGCGCGGGCGCGCCGTACTCGATCAGCAGTTCGTCGGCGATGGCCGCCATCTCATCGTAGAAGGCCATCACGCGCGCACCATCTTGATCATCGAGCCGCTCGAGCTCAGGTAGGCGGCCAGCATGTTGTCGACGGCCGTATACCGGGTCTGACCGGTGCTGCCATCCACGTACTCGGTCTCGATGGGGCCAACCTTCACCCGCTTCTTCAGCCGCGAGACGTCTGGCGCCAGGCTCGGGCTGGTGATCGCCCGCAGCGCCATTTCGGCGCAGGCATTGGCCACGGCCACCGGCACGATGTCACTCGCCACCGGATAACCGTTGGCGCACACGTCGTAGCGCGGCCAGTCCAGCGTCTGCAGCGACGAGGTGCGGACGCCCTTCCAGCGCTGCCCGTAGACCTGGCCGAGGTAGTCGGTCGCCTTGATGAGGTTCGCCTCCTTGTCGTCGTTCGCCAGAGACGCCCATGCGGCGTTCTTGCGCGCGGCATGGTAGGCGTTGGCATCCGCGACCGAGCACAGAGAGTTCGCGTTGGTGGCGGGAGGGATGATCAGGGTCATGCGGGCTCCTGGACCAGCTTCAAGCCGAGGCGAGACATTGCGACGAACGGCATTTCGGCGCTCACATCGCTCCCCGAAAGCAGTGCCTGGCACGCGGCCAGCGAGACCACGATTCCCGCCTTCAGGCACGCAGCGACCATGACAGCGGGGTCAGCCATCACGGCAGCGAACGTGTCCTCGATCTTTCCGCTCGAGACGTAGTGCGTGGCGGGCGAGGCACCTGTGGCGGACAGTCCCATCACGAACATCCCGGCGCCAGGCGGACCGGCGAGCTTCTCGCACAGGTTGCGCGCCTGGGGAGCAAGCGCCGCAGGAACGATCAGGCAGCGATGGACATAGGTCATATCGAAATCCCCGCCTGCTGGGCCATGTACCGCTCGCAGACCCACAGCTCGTCGGGCGAGAGCAGCCGGCCGATGATGATCAGGCCGTAGAGGTTGCCGTTGAAGGGGACGCTGGCACTGTTGCGGCGACCCACGAACAGAGGGTAGATTCCATAGTTCCCTCCGCCCTGAGAGGTGGCCGATTGAGCCGCCTGTGCTCCATTGACGCGAGTCAAGATTGACGGCCCCGCGATGTCTCCAATCGCTGCGAGAACGGCGCTTAGGGGCGCTGGGAAGGTCGTCGATGTGAGTGCATTTACGGTTGTTGTAGAGCCCCGGGACGCGGAGCCAACTGAAGCTGTCGCACCCGGAGGCGCATAAATTGCAAACGATCCGGCATTCGCCGCAGCGCTAGCACTCAACTCTGCTACGACGCCAGCAGCGGCATCGCTCAGCTTTCTGATCCCCGCAACGACAGTCACCTTGTCCGTGCTGGAGAAGTCGATGCTCGCCGTTGCCCACGAGTCATCCGTGCCGTCGAACGCCGCGTAGGTCGTCTGCCACAGCGGCCGGCTGGTGGTCGTCGCCTGTGTAGCGTGGTTCGCCGCACCACTCTTGTCCATGATGCGACCGATGGGGTCGCCTGCCGACGCAACGGGCGTGGTGCCCGCACTGTCTTGCTGCATCGTGGACACATCAGACGGGTCGAGCCACAGCTTCGGCCCCGAGAACGACGCCATGAGCGCGGCCACGCGAGCGGCGAGTGCGGCCGGCGCCCTGTTCCCGCCCATGCGTGTTGCGCGCTGCCTCACGAAAGCTCCGAGACTTCCAGGGTGCCGGTGGTCGGTGTGGCGCCGAGAACTGCGATGTTCGGCGTCGCAGGGACTGCGAGGTCTAGGCGCTCGCCGGCCGCGATGAAGTGGCTGGTGGCGCTCGCTGTCTGGCCGCTGGAGCCAATGGCATAGCGTACGTCGGCGCCGCGGGCGTAGATGCTGATGCGGCGGCAGGTTGTGGTCAGCGCGGTGTTGGCGCTGGCCCCGCTCGATGCTGCAACAGCAAGTTGCCGGGCCACGAGGACCTGCTTGATCGTCTCGACGGGTACAGCGCCGGTGGATTGCGCGGGCAGCTTGCCGTCGATGCTCGAGAGCGAGTTGTTACCCGTCGTCTGGGCCGCCGATGTGGCTGCGCCTGTGGGCAGTGGCAGAGCCGCGGCGGACACCGGCTGCGTCGCCGGGAAGTTCGTGACAGTGACCGAACCGCCGGCACCGCCGCCGCTTCCGATCAGGGTGGCGACGCCAGCAGAGTCGATTGCGTAGGGGCCCGAGCCGTCCGAGTCCTTGTAGTAGCCGCCTTGGCCCAAGCGATAGCCGGAATTGACGAGTGGCATAGGAGGCCTTTCGAGGGAGAGTCAGTCTTGGGAAGCACCCAATAGACGCTTCGCGAGCGGGGCTCAGGCAGCCGGCGCGCCGTCGAGCAGCGCTTGAAGGTCGGCCTTGCTGGCGTTGCCGCGGAACTCGATGCCCTTGGCGGTCAGCGCTTCCTTGAGCTCGGCGGCGGTCATCGATTTGGGTTCGTCCGCAGCCGGCGCGCCGTCGAGCAGTTCGTGCAGGTCGGGGTTGAAGTCGGCCTCGTTGATGAGGACGTGGTCGCCTTGGCTCTCGTGCGACGGCTTGATCTTGATGGTCTTCATGGCGCTTCTCCGAAGTTGTGGGACGAGCCCGAGGCCGAAGCCCCGGGCGGCTCGGATTAGCCGAGCAGCAGAGCGATGTGCTCTTTCTTCACCGCGGCGACGCCCCAGGCCAGGGCGATTTCATACTGCATCTGGCGGTACTGGGCGTACATCGACACTTCGAACGACAGGCCGCTCACCGGGTCGGTGATGATCTGGCGGTCGACAGCGCTGTCACCTTGCGGCGGCAGTGCCGGCGCGCGGGTGGCGAGAGCGATCGCGGAGCGCGCGAAGCTCATGTTGCGGGTCGCAGCGGCCGAGACGGTGATCGCAGTCGCCGAGGCGGGAATCGCCTTGCGCAGGCCGGGCGCAGCCAGCGTGATGGTGCCGCCGTTCGAAACGTCCGCGTCGCCGGAGGCAACCAGGTACTTGTTCGCATCGCCGGCAAAGGTGATCACATCGCCCGCGATGACCGTGCCGGTGCCAGCCGAGGCCAGGGTGATGACTGTGGCGCCGATGGCGTAGCCCGCGGCGTTGGTCGTCGCGCTGGCACCAGTCCCCACGACGACACCCTGCTTCACGCCAGCCGACTCGCGGATGGCGAAGCCGTGCACGTCGAGCAGCACGCCGCGGCGCAGAAGCGACGTGTCGTCCGCTTCGTTGGCCTTGGACAGCTGCGTCAGCGTGCGCATCGAAGCGCCGGCCGAGGTGTCGATCACGGTCTGCAGGTCGCCCATGGGCGCGCCGTTGTCCGCCAGGATCTTGCGCATCTGCGCCGTGTCGGACAGGTTCGTCGCAAACGGCGTAGTGCCCGGCGTGCCGTAGGCGCGCGATGCGTAGATGTGCAGGCCGGCCAGGTCGGACTCAACCTCGTTCACCAGCGTGCGCATGCCCTGCGCGAACTGATCGCGCAGGATGACGTTGAAGCTGGCGCCGTTGTTGTCGAGTCCGCGCTTTTCTTCGCCGTTCCAGCGGATCGGGACGCGGCGAGCCTTGGTGATCGTCATGTCGGTCGAACCGATCACTTGGTCGCCGTCGTTCGGCGGCGTCACGGCAGGCGTGATGTCAGCAGCGGTGGCGGCGGGCGCAACGGGCGAGCGCACCGTCTGGCCGACGGCCGCGCGGTCGTAGGTCATGTCCGAGGACACGGCAGGGATGAAGCCCACCAGCTCGCGCGAGACGACGTCCAGCGCGTTGTAGATGGTCGGGATCAGGCCCGTCAGCGTGTTCGAGCCGAGGACCGCGCCGGGCTGCGGCAGCGTCAGGCCCGACAGGTAGCCGTAGACACGGCCGGCAGCCGCGGCGACGGTGGCCACGGGGTAAGCCGCGACGGCGATTGCCGCGACGACGAGCGCCGAGAGGCGCAGCTTGGGGAAGAGCTTGGTCATGATTGGACTTTCAGAAATGAAAAAAGGCCGCTCATGGCGGCCCGGGGTTGCTTGGAAATCGCTTATTCCGTGATGACAGTGTTCGCATCCCGGGCCG